CCCCATAACATACTAATATGTTCATTTAATTTTGAACCAGCTCCTGTAAATCCTATAATTTCTTTTTTATCATTCATTTGATAAAACCCTGAAGGTTTAGCAAAATCGTTATCTTTAAAAACTTGTACAGTAGTTGTTATTGCATTGTCTTTGTAAGATAATTGTGCATCATTACTATTTAATTTTTCTCTTAATGATATTACATTACCATCTTTTATAAACTTAGTAGGTACGTTAAATGCTATTTCTTTTTCTTCACCATACTCATAAGTTTTATTAGAAGTATCTCCTTCAGTAGCTATTTCTTTAGCTGCAACTGCTCCATTTTCACCATCTTTATTTTGTTCAATAACTAATTTAATTTCTTTATCTCTTTTTCCTAATATAGCATTTACTAATTTACTATCTCCTCTAGCATTTTCAAGTGCTGTTTTATATCCAGCAGTAATAGCATCAATATCTGTTTTTAATTTATTATCTAATGCATCTCTTGTATTAGTAAGTTTAAAATCTGCATTGGCATAAAGTGCTAATTGTTTTTGTAATGCTTCAGGATTATCTTGAAAATCTTTTTGCATTTGATATAATAAAGTTGGATTAGTTTCTTGTAAGTAAGCTGCACCAAATTCACTTTTAGAAGCATTATCTCCTACTTGAGATTTAACAGCTTGAATAGCTTTATATTTTTTATTTTCTTCTTCAAAAGATTTTAATTCAGACTCATACTTTTTAGTCTTCATATCAATATATAATTGTCTATCAGCTTGTAACTCAGCTCTTCTATCTTTTAATCTTTCTTGAGTAGCTTTTGTATCTTCATCAATAAATCCTTTTGTAAATGCTCCTATATCTCCTAAACTAATTCCCATTATTCTTTATCCTCTATTTTAGTTGCTTCTTTAACTTTACCAGGTAATTCTGTTTTAATTCTAGATAACAAACTTTCACTAACAACATCTTCATCAGGTTTAGCTATTCTAGGTTTATCAGTTTGTTCATCAGGTATACCATCTCCATCCATATCTACTGGTGTAACATTATCATCAGGTATTTCTGTATCAGGGTCATCTTCTTCACCTTCATACAAAACATAATCTTTTATTTCAGCATAATCAGCAATAGCAATTAATAAATAAATTGCAGGTTCAATCATTGCTAACATTAAATCAGGATTATATTGACCAGCAGTATAACCTTGATATAATATTACTTGAACAATTTCATCTATAGGAACTCCACTATCTATAAGTTTAATTAACTCTGGTAATTTTTCTTGGTCAGTTAATAAAAGATATAAACCTTCCATTGCTCTATCCTCATTAGTATATTGAGGTGGTCTTTCCCATTTTTTAGCATTATCAGGAGAACTTGTTAAAGATTCTCCAGGAATAGGAGCATCAAAACCTCCTGCTGGTTCTCGTTCAATTAATGTTTTATCTATTGCTTCAGCCATTATGTTCTATACTTTCTTACTTTGTTTGCTATACTCTTTGGTTGTTTAACAAATTGTTTACCTTGTGCTTTACCTTTTCTTTTAGCTGCACTTGTTCTTGCATACTCAGAAGATGATAAAGCTTTTATTGCTTTTTCTGGTAAGTATCTTTCTCCTGTTTTACTAGAAGGTTTACCAGACTTTGTTCTCCACTTTTGCTTACTCCAATTTTTTAAGCTTTGTTGAGATTTAGCTAATGCCATTTTATACCTTATGTTTTTTTTGCACTTCAAATTTAGCTGATAAACTAGCACCTTTATGAGGTACAAACTTACCAGTATGTTTCATTAACTTATAATTATTTTTTCCTTTTTTCATCCAATGAAATCCTTGAGGTGCTTTTATATTTTTATCTGTCATTATGATTTATATCCTCCACCTGCTTTTTTATAAGCTTTAGCTAGAGCTTGTGCTTTTCTTGCACTCCATTGTCCAGCTCCAGTACCATGAGAAGCTTGTGATTTTATTCTTTGAAATATTTTTTTTCTCATTGTAGGTTTTGTATAGTTTCCTGCTTTATTAACAGCCATATTTTTATTTCCTTTTTATTATATTATGCAGTATTAAATTTTTCACCACTATTAAGTGCATTCATATTAGCAGTATATTGCAACAAATTTGCTGCATCTTGACCATAAACTTTTGCAACTAAACTACCACCTTTAGAACCTTTTATATCAGTTCCACCATAAGTAGACTGAGTCATATCAATTGGAGTTGTATCTAAACTTAATGGTAAAGCAGCCGATTCTATTGGAGCAGTTCCACTAGGTCTTAATAAACTCTTAGTTAAATCTGTTAATTTTTTTTTATTCTTTTGAAAGAAATTTTGAGTAGCTGGTTGTTTACCAAATGTTTCTCCACCAGTAAAATTTAAAGTTTTTGAATCTCTAGCAATACCATAAGTATAATCTCCAGTTTCTGCTAAGTCAGGTATTTCTGTTTTAATTTGAAATTTATTTATATTTGTAGGTCCATCAATAGTATCAACACGATAACTTGAAGCTGCTCTATTATTTTCTACAAATGAACCAATTTGTTCATCATTAATATAAGTATCCATTTCTAAAGCTTTGTTTTTAATATCATTAAACATTCGTTTAGCATTTTGTCCAAATCCATCTAATCTAGTTTTATAAGCATCATTAATTACATCAGATACAATTGTGTCAGCTTGAACACCTGCAGCATTAGTTCTAGTAAACCATCCACCAGATTCTGTTAAACTTTTCATATTTACTTGTCCAGCAGATATATAATTAGGGTCAGTTATTGGTAATGTCATTTTCTTTGCAAGGTCTGTATTACTCATCATCATAGGTCCATCTGGTCCATAACCTGTACCAAATACTTGTGATTGTCCACTTGCAGTATCTTTAAGTCCAAATTTTCCCTTTACTGATTGTAATTTATTTTTACCTGCAGTATATAATCTTTTAGCACCATCTGAAATTCTAGAAAAAATATTTGTACCACCTTTAGGTGCAAATTTTTGAAATGTTTTACCTATTACATCAGTAATACTTTTTTTAGCTATTGACATACCAGTATTAAAAGCCTGATAACCTAATCTTATTTGATTGCCAACAGTACCTACAGCTTTTAAAAATACATTACTCGAAGACATGGCTGCAGTAGTCATTGAACTTAAACCAGCTAAAGCATAAGGCATAGCAATAGACAAAGCAATCATTCCAACAGGTCCAAGTTTGTTACTTATTTTAGAAACACCTTTCATAACAGCTTTACCTATTTTCTTAACTTTCTTAACAGTTTTTTTAACTATCTTTGTAATAGGTTTAGTTACTTTTTTAACTATTTTTTTTGCTTTTCTTACTACTCCACCCATGACCAGCTATCCTTTGTTTTTTGTTTCATAATTGTTCTTATCGTATTATTATTATTTAATCTTATCCAATGAATATTTTTATTTAATCCCATTGAATTAAATGCATTATTTTTTAACCACTTCATAATGTTTTTAATTTTTTTAGTTGCAACAAAATCAACATGAAGCATTATGTCTCCATCATTCCATCTTTTAATTATACCAGTTTTTAAAAAATGTAATTCTGTTTCTTTACTAACATATGCCCAATTAGTAAAACCTATAAGTTTATTATTCTCATAGTGTGTTTTATATTGAGATAATGATAAAGAAGGTATAATTGATTTAGCAATTTCTCTATCAGTATAAGAGTCATACTTAGAAAACTTTCTATATAACTTTATTATCTCTATTATATCATTAGAATCGACCATTGTCAATACTTAAATATTATTACTATTATCCCCAGTTATCCCAAATTTTATAAGCAAAATTACCAAGAGTTTCTAATTGTTTTCTTTTAGCATCATCTTCAGCAGCTTCACTTTGTAAAGCAGCTATTGTTAATCTAGTCTTTTGTTCATTTGCATTTTGTCCTGCATCATATTCCCACTTAGCAGAATCTCTCATTTCTTGCCATAAGAATGATAAACCTTGATTACTTAAATTAAATGAGTTCATAGCATTAGCTTGATTAACAGCATTCTCTCCTGCAGTATTAGCTGTATTTAAATTTCTTCTCCATTGTACATTTGATTGTTCAATTGCTAAAGAGTTTTGAACATTAAATTGATTTCTATTATATTCAAGTTGTTCATTAAATTGTGCAATTTGAGAGTTAAGAGTTTCTTGTAATCTTTGTGCTTCTAAATCATTACCTTGATTTAAAGCTGCAACTCTGTTTGCTTCAGTAATATTAAATTGTGTCATAGCATCATTTCTTGCAGAGTTTTGAATATTAATTGTACTTGATAAATTATTCATAAATTCTGTAGCTTGATTTTGACTTGCAGCATTAAATTGTCTAGCAGCATTATCAGCAGCTTGGTCAGATAACATTGCTTGTTGTCTATTTTGTGTATTTAAAACTTCAGATTGTTGAGCATTAGTTAAATTAGTCATATCCATTTGTAAAAATGCTTGAGCATTAAGTACAGCTTTTTGTTGTGCATTTGATAAATTTTGCATATCCATTGTAGCTAACTGTACAGCATTTTGCATAGTAGCTTGTTGAGTATTATTTAAACCTGTAAGTTCAAATGTTTTATATAAATTAGAATTAGATATTGCAGTTTGTTGTGCATTATTTAAATTTAAAACATCAAATCCAGCTTTTGTTTGTGCATTAGCTAAAGCAGTACCTTGAGCATTATTTAAATTTGCTAAAGCCATTTGTTGTGACAATTGTCCTTGACTTAAACCAGCTTGTTGTAAATTAGCTAAGTTTGCTAATCTCATTTGTTGTTGTTGACCAGCACCAGCTATAATAGCTTGTTGTGCATTCATAGCATCTAATTTTTTTAGTTCTTGAGAAAACTGACCATTCATCATCTTAGCCTTCATATCATTTTCAGCATTAACTAATTGTGATTGAAAACTTTGTTGAGCAGTAAGAACAGCAGCTTGTTGTTCGTTAGTTAAATTTTGTGATGCTCTTTGTTGTAGAGCAGTAGCATTTGATTGAGCAATAGGTATTGCATTTTGTATAATAGCATTTACTAAAGCATCTCTACCAATAGTAGATTTACTTAAACCTCTTGCTGCTAAATTTTTTTCTACATTTTCAACAGCACCTCTTGCCCATGTAGGAATAGTTCCTGAATCAATACCTTTTAATAAAGTATCCATTTGTGTAGATACTAAAGCATCTGTAGGTAATGCAGCAACTTGTGCTTGAACAGAACTAGGTTGTTGCATAATAGTTGCTGTAACTTGTGCAGGATTACTTGCAACTGCAGCTTGAATATTAGGAGGTAAGGTAGCAGTCTGTCCACTAACAGTAGCAGCAGTACCACTAACTATTTGAGCTAAAGCACCACTAGACAATGTACCTTTAGCTGCTTGAGCAATTGCTGAACTAGAAGGACCACCTGTAACACCTGTAGCAGTTCCAGATAATGTTCCAGTAACTGTACCTACTTGTGATTGAGTTCCAACAGTACCAGTTTGTGCAGTACCAGTTTGTGCAGTACCTGTAGCACCTGTCATTGTTGCTACATTAAAAGTTCCAGCACCTGCTGTTTGAGCTGAAGTACCAGTAGTAGGAGTTGCTATTGTACTTTTAGTAATACTTGTATTTGCAATAGTTCCTGGTGAAGACATTGTTTGTCCACCCATTAATTCATTAGTTTGTAGTTTTTGTGCAGTATATTTTTGTTTAGCAGCATCAGCTAACTCAGGTGATTTAACTTGACCAGCAACAAACTTATCTAGAAATTCATTTCTTCCACCTATTTTCTGTTGTTGAGGTTGAGCAGCTTTAGGAATATTTTCAAACTTTCTAGCTTCATCACCAACAGCAAACTTCTGTCTCATTTTATTTAATCTCATTCTTTTTACTTTTGGAATCATCGTTTACCTTACTTAATAAAAAAATTATATGTACTACCTACAATACTAGCTATAATTATTAGTATCCAGATAGCACCTTTACCTTTGTTAATGTCAGCTCTAAGACATTTAGTTTCGTTACGAAGTTCCTTTACTTCTTTAACTAAAAAATCTATCTTAACTTCTGTTGCTGATTTTCTTGCCATTATCTTCCTTGTCCTCGGTATTTTTTTACACCTGTTTGTCTTCTTTTTTGTTTGTTCATAGTACTAGTATTAGGTCTTCTACCAACTGAGCTTCCCTTTTTAATTGGTACATGAGCTAAAAAATCTTTAAACTTTTTTGCCATATAATACTAGTACTACTACTACCACTCTTTAGTTTTAGACGTTAAAGCAGGTGCTTTTTGTGATGCGATTTGTGCATCAAGATTAGCTTTCATATCATCTTCAGTAGTATCTGAATGTTCTAATACACAAGCTATAGCATCTTCTTTAGTCATACTGTCAAAGTCTTGGTCGCTAGTTTCACCATCTGAACCATACATAGATGCAGAGTAATCTCCGTCTACTGCTGTATATCTCCAATGGATAACTTTTACTTTATTATCTGCGTCTGTCTCAAAATTTGGGAAAGACCATTCGTATGTAGTTGCCATATTATTTTCTCCTTATTATGGTTGGTTTTTTAGAGCAGTTACTTCTGCTTCTAATTCTTCAATTTTAGTTTGTTGTTCTTGGCAAACTTTAACAAGTCTAGGTACAATGTGAGAGTAATCTACACCCCAACTTCTAATAGGTTTACCATTGTCATTTAATTCATCTGTTCCTTGAGATACTGCTTCTGGTACTATATTAACTAATTCTTGTGCTACAAAACCAAAATCTCTATGAGTATCAATTCCATCTTTCCAATCGAATTGTCTAACTTTAATATCTTTAATATCTTGAATAGCTGAACCAGAGTTTTGTATATTCTCTTTTAATCTTTCATCTGAAGCATTATTAAAAGCAATCGTAGTTGCAGAGTTTGAAGTTATATAACCTGCTTGTGATTCTCCTCTGTCAAAAGATTGATGATATTGCGTACCACTTGTGCTTGAACTGTTTAATCTAATTCCATAAGTACTACTTCCATCATGGTCTACTATAACTTCTGCATTTGTTAAACTTCCAGGTGATGATTTGTTTATTAAAACTCTAGTTGCTGTAAGACGCATATCTCCACTAGCTTCTAAATTTGTTCTTGTTGATGGAAAACCTATTGTTAAACTTCCATTAGAACCACTATCTCTTTCAAATTTTGTTACTGTAGATGATGTACTGTTTACATGAAGTGTGTTATCAGGTGAACTTTCTCCAATACCTACACGACCTGCATCTGTGATACGCATACGTTCTGTTGCTCCACCTGCACCAAATAAGAAATTACCAGAACTGTCTGCTGTTAATCTTGCTTTATCTGAACCTGCTGTTTGGAAAAATATATGAGAACTTTGACCACTTGCACCATCAGCAATTAAAGCACCATAACCACTTGATGCGTCTGCATGAATTTGAGCATTAGTACCTCTTGATTGCAAACCAGTTCCACTAACAGATGCTAATATTGCTCCAGTTACTTCTAATTTTGATGATGGATTTGTATTTCCAATTCCAATATTTCCTCCTGAAAGAATAGTTAAATCATCAGTTGATGCACCTGCTCTAAATATTAAATTACTAGAAGCATCTGATTTTATTTCTCCTTTTGATGCTGAACCTGCATTATTTTTAAATTGTAAAATTGAAAAATCATCAGATGACCTTCCTCTTAAAATCATTTGAACAGAATTAGAATTATCGACTATATCAAGTTTTGCACCTGGAGAACTTGTACCAATACCTAATCCAGTAGAGGTTATTCTCATCACTTCTGAACCTGCTACTTGATTTGAAAAAGCTAAAGCATCACTAGAAGCAGATATATTGTATGAAGCTGTAGCACTTCCTGTTCTTTGTAATTTTAATTGTGAATTACTAGAATCTCTTACTATATGAATTGAATGGTCTGGAGATGAAGTTCCTATTCCTAAATTAGAATTACTAGCATTGTAAGTTAAAAAGTTAGTTGAACCATAATTCATTTTGAATTTGGTACTATCTGCATATAATTGATATTTCTCTGCTTGACCTGTATCGTTAATAACTAATCCAGGAGAAACACTACCTGCAACTTCTAAAACATTATCTGTTCCAACTGTAGCTGATGGATTTGAAGTACCAATACCTAATCCATTAGAGGTTAATCTCATTTTTTCTGCGTTATTAGTTTGGAAAGTTAAAGGAATATTAGTGATACTTGCTAATCTTGTTTCTCCAACTAAACCTAATAATGTACCAGTTCTTGTTCCATTTACTTCTAAATCAAATATTCCACCACTTGTTCCATTAAGTGTTAAATTTCCATAACCAGAATAATTATTTGGAGACGTAGTTCCAATTCCAACATTCTCATTACTATCAATAGTTATAGCAACTGATGTTGCATTGTCATCTATTCCAGCAGAAGTAAATCCAGATACTGTAGCACCTGCAGGTACAGTAATAGTATCTCCAGATGCACCAATAGTAATTACATTAGCAGCTTCGCTAATTATATTATTACCTGCTTGGTCTTGAATTGTATCTACTTTTAATATACTTGCCATTATGCGTTCTCCAATGTTGTTATTCTAGCTTCTAATTCTTCAATTTTAGTTGTAGCTTCTTGTAATACTTTTGTTAGTAAAGGTACTAATTTAGATTGGTCAATACTTTGATAATCTGGTCTAGAATAAGTTGCTGCCCAAGTTGAGTCAGCAGCAAAATTTCCTTTTTCTTTACCCTTTATCCATTCTTCTTCAGTAAAATTACATTTATATAAACTTCCATCAGCATTTAAAACAACATTTTCTAATGTTTCCATTGCATCTTTAGTTCCACTAACTGCTTCTGGTACTATACTTGATACTTCATGTGCAATAAAACCATCTAATAAAGTATTAGTATCATCTGCAATCCAATTAAATCTAGCTGGTTTTAATTGTTTTAATCTTGTTGTTGCATCCCAATTATAATCTACATTTTCTTTAAGTCTATAATCGGATGATGTATTAAATTGAGTTGTACTACTATTTGTTTTAATACTTCCAACAACACCATTTGTATTTTCAAATTGTATATGAGTTTGAGTGTCATTTGCAGTAGCTCTAGTTCTTATTTTGTAAACATTATTTTCATTAGCTAATGACCAACCTTTTCCAGTATCACTATTTCCACTTTCAAGCATATAAGCAGGACTTGAATCTTGAAGACCAATTCTGCTATTACCAGCATTAACAAACAACATATGAGTTTGAGCATCACTTTCAACTCTAAAGTCTATGTCGTTTGAATCATCATTAAATACAGTTTCAACTCTATCTAACGTCATAACTTTTACTTGACTTCCAGCTTTCATAATATTAAATTCTAATTGTCCATCTTCAGAACCATCAGATTCTTGCATTATTTCTGACTTTATTGTTGCATAGTCTGTGTTATTGCCACCAGAATCTTTACCTGTAAAAAATATTTGTCCAAGAACATCATCATCAGCAGGAGAAGAACTTTGTCTTTGAAAAGCTAATCTTGGTCCAGCATTAGCATCAGCGTCTGTTGATATTAATGTAAGTGTATTAGAATTATCAGCAGTTTGAATAACTGCTGTACCATTTACATTTAAAGTTCCACCTAAATCAGAATCAGTACTAATGTTGACATGGTTATTACCACCATCAACAAATAACATATGACTTTGATTATTGCTCTCAACTCTAAAATCTACATCATTACTTTCTTCATTAAAAACTGCTTCAGTTTTTGTTTGTGTATAATATAATCCATCATGTATTTTAAGAGCAAATCTTGGAGAGCCACTAGTTGAACCAGTATCAACTTCTAAATCAAAATTTCTTGCACTACTACTACCAGATAAATTATGTGTTGCTCCAGTATCTGTATCAGTTAATCTAATTACTGGGTCATTTGATGAAACATGTAATATTTTTGATGGCGATGAAGTTCCGATACCAACATTTCCAGAACTATTAATACGCATACGTTCTGAAGCATTAACTCTAAATTGCATGAAGTTATTAGTATGAAAATATGATACTGCACCCACATCAGCGTCATTACTATCAGAAAAATATATATGACCTTCTCCAGTAGTTGCTGAACCTATACAAATTCCACAATTGGTATCTTCAATCATTATCCCATTAGAATTTCCATCATTTAATGCACCTACATCAGTTCTTACAATATGCAACTTTGCTTGAGGACTTGTCGTGTTGATACCGACATTTTCATTACTATCAATAGTTATAGCTGTACTTGTAGCATTATCATCTATACCTGTAGATGTAAAACCTGTTATTGTTCCAAGTGAAGTTATAGTAGGTTGAGCTGCTTCAATATTTAAAGTAGCTACTCCAGAAGTTGCACCACCAGATAAACCTGTACCTGCAACAACCGAAGAAATATCTCCAGTTAAAGCTGACCCATTATTTTGTAGAGTACCTACAATATTAATTGTATCACCACTATCACCTATAGTAACAGTAGTTCCACTTCTAGGGCTAACTTTATTTACTTTAACTTCACTCATATTTTATACCTATAGTTATTTCTTATCTTCTTTAACTTCTTCCTTTACTTCTTCTTTTACTTCTTCTTCTGGTAAATGATTTTTTACAATATCAATATAATGCTTTAATAAAACTTCATTGTGTGAAAGTTTTACTCTTAACTGATTTGAGTCTTGATTAATTACTTGTAAGTTTTGTAAAGCAATTTTACCTTCATCATTTAATTTATTTTCATCATATTGTTTGTCGTCTAATGTAAACATTTGTTTCCTTTATATTGTTATTATATATTGTCTTCTTGACTAGCTTTAAAAGCTTCGTAAGCATCTTTAACATCTTGTGTCCAGACTGCGTTGCATACTGCTTGAACCTCTGAGTGTTCATTAGATATATCTGCATCTGGCATTAAAGCATGTCTATGATACTTTCTTGATAATTCTTCGCCATCTTCCATAACTACAGTATCTGTTCTTACTTGAACTGATTTGTATTGTCCGACCACTTCGATTTTACCAATCTGTGTCTCTTTAGTTATTGCCATGTGTTGTCTCCTGTTGTGTTGTTAATATTAAGCATCTGTTCTATAATGACCACTTCCATACATTAATGTTGGATTATTGTTTGACCAATCACTAGCATCAAGTGTAGTTAAATTGTTACTTGTTCCTGTTCCTGTTGAATTTTTAATTCTAACTTTAAAAGTTGTAGCATTTTGGTCTGGTATAATTACTGCTGATTCTAATCCTAAATCAATTCTTGAACCTGCTGCTATACCTAAAGCTCCTCTACCTGCTTGAACAGTAAAAGGTAATCCACTAAATGTAATAGAACCAGTTCCACCAGAAAAAGCAGAAGTTTCTATATAAAATTCATAGGTAACTATATTTCCTATTTTTGTATATTTACCTACTCTTTCAGCATAGGTAACAGAAAGAGTACCACCTGCTGTAGATAAAGTAGGTGTAAAAGTTCCTTGTTCGTAATCGTCTAAAGCATTATTAACTGAAGTGTCTCCATTAAAAGTAATTCCACCACTAGATTTAATTCTTAACTTTTCTGTATAGCCAGTTCCACCTGCAGAAATAACTTTAAATATCATGTCGCAACCTGCGTCAGTTCTATTTGTTTGACCAATAGGTGTAGTTTGTTGAACTTCTATTCCACCACCTTGAAACGAATAATCTGTACCTTGACCATTAAAATTAATGTTACCAAGTATGTCTCCAACTTGTGTTGAAGTGTTACCAGAGCCAGAGTTACTTCCACTACCTAAAGATAAATTTATTTCACCACCTAATTTTGAACCATTAGGTGTAACTGTACTTCTAATATTAACTTGTGCTTGGTTAGTAGATTTACTTAAATCTATAGAATTACCTAAATATAAATCTTTCCATCTAACATTAGAATGACCTAAATTTAAATCATTATTAGAGTTTGAACCATCTGAATTAGCAGGAATAATTCCTGTTAAGTCGTCTCTAAATATAATTTGACAATTTTCAGTACCAAGATTAAGTTTGCCACTAGCAGTACCAATACTACCAACTACTGAATTATCTTTTCTAAAATTAATAAGTTGTCCATCATTACCAGTTCTATTTAAAAATAAATTAGTGTTACTGGCTCTTGTAGAAACTATCGTTCCACTTCCTTCAATTTCTGTACCAGAAACATTTGCTGTCTGGTTTGTTTTTCCCACCAATAAATTTCCAGACGCATCAATCCTAGCTTTTTCACTACCAGATGTTGCAAACGTCATAGCATCAGTATCATGTCTATAATTTACTTGACCTCTATAACTTCCTGTTCCTGTTCCATCTGCAAAATGAATTGCACCTGTATGAGATGTTCCAGTATAAATAGTTAATCCTTGATGTGTTGAACCATTACCAACTAATAAAGGTAAACCACCTGCATCAAAACCAGATGAACTTGATGTATTTAATAATAAATTTCCAGACGCATCAATCCTAGCTTTTTCACTATCATCAATTTTAAATTGCATATAAGTATCTGCACCACTATTATCTGGGTCTGCATCTATCTGTAAGGAATTAGAACTGCTACCATCATTAGTTATTTGACCAGATTTTTGACCTACATTATCTAAAATAAATATACTTCCATTGTTACCTGTTGATATATCACCACCAGTAACTAAAGTAGCACCACTAGCTATAGTAATAGTGTCTCCACTATCACCAATAGTTAAAGTAGTTCCTGATTGTGGTATTATTTTATCTACTTCTAATTGTGACATTATACTATTACCAATGTTCCTGTTACTGTAACAGTTTCTGTAAAAGTTACTGGACCTGCAAGGACTGCAGATTCAATTTGCATTATTTTATCCATCACTTGTGCATGATGAAAAATTTCTTCAGATGCAGGTTTATCTCCTACATATACTGTTCCATTCATCTCTGACATAAATCTCCTATTATTATGTACTAATACTATCTACTCTACTTAACCATGCATCTACACTTGATGCAGCACTAGCTACACCAAATAATATATCACCATTTTGTAAAACTATTTTAGCTCCACCTTGAATTAATTCAATTGAAGTTGCAGGTGGAATACTTAAAGTTTTTGCTATATACCTATCAGTTCCTGCTCCACCTTTATCAATGTAAATATCTACAGTTACTGAACTTGTTGTAATATTAGCTAATCTTAAACCAATAATTGCATCATTAGAATTTGCAGTTAATAAAGTAGTTTCAGAATTTGTGATTTGAGTACCAGTTGATTCAAAATCCTGTGCCATTTTTATATTTTCTCCTTGTTGTTTATTATATAGGTAACTTGCTTAGAAGTCAACACTAAAGTGCAATAGCCATTGCTACAGCAAATCCTGCACTAGCTTTAGTATTTAGCTGTGTTTGGATAGCTGAAGTTACTCCATCTAAATATTGAAACTCTGTATTAGAAACATTGCCATTAGCTATTTTTGTACTATCAATACTACCTGCTAACATTGCATTAGTAATACCTGATGCTTTTACTCTTAATGCATCTGAATTTATTTCTATTGATGAATTATCTGTAGCTACATTTAAAGTTGCTGCACCAGAAGTAGCACCACCAGTTAATGCATCACCTGCTACAACTGAAGTAATATCTCCAACTGGAACTGTTGCTACTTGTGTATCTACATAAGCTTTGATAGATTGTTGAGTAGCTAAATGACTCGCAGAGTTTGAAGACATATTATCTTCATCTTTAATAGATGTACCAGAAATTGTACTGTTTAATACTGGACTAGTTAAAATTTTATTTGTTAAAGTTTGTGATGTAGATACATCAACTGTAGTTGCAGTATCTATATTAAGAGTTGCTGAACCAGAAGTTGCTCCTCCAGATAAACCTGTACCAGCTACAACTGCTGTTATATCTCCAACTGGAACTGTAGCAACTTGTGCATCTACATAAGCTTTAATTGATTGTTGTGAAGCAATTTTAGTTGCAGAGTCAGATGCCATATTATCTTCATCTAAAAATGCAGAACCACTAATAGAAGTATTTAATACTGGACTTGTTAAAGTTTTAGCTGCTAGTGTTTGAGTATCTGTTAATGTTGCAACTGTAGTATTATCAATTGCAAATGTCATAGTTTGTGCAGAACCTGTAGTATTAATACCAGTTCCACCAGTTAATGTTAATGATTGTGAATCTAAATCAATTGTTTGAGAACCACCAGAGTCACCAGAAAAATCTAAATCTTGTACTGTTACTTGTGCATCTACATAAGTCTTAATAGCTTTTGCACTAGCTAATGTATCATCACTTCCTGATACTGCATTTAAATCTGTATCTACATCTGTAATACTTGTAGCTGAACCAATTACTAAACCATCTAATGTAACTGTACCATCAAAGAAAGCATCTTTAAATTCTAAAGAAGATGTTCCTAAATCAATATCATTATCTGTTGTTGGTACAATTGCACCATCTTGTAATTTAAATTGTTCTGTTGATGTACCACTAACATCAATTGAAAATTCAATTAAGTCATTAGTACTATCAATTACAATTTTATTTAAAGGAGTTGTTAAACCAGCATCTCCAATTAATCCTATAACTGGACCTTCTGCAGCAGTACCATCATGTTTATGTCCTGTAGTATTATTAAATGCTGATAAAAGTTGATTGTATTCATTATTAAATAAAACTGCTGTTATAGTATCACCATTATTTAATGAACTTTGTCGAGTATATCCTGCCATAATTTATCTTCTTCCTCCTGCTATAAATGAAACAAACATTCCATTTACTGAATATGGAGCATTAGTATCATTACTAAAAAATTTAAAGTTATTAGAAAACCCACTTCCAGTTACTAAAACACTTTTACTTGGTAAGGTAGCTGTACCAAATATTGATGTACCAAAAACTGCTGAACCAAATAAAGAAGGTGCAGATAATTGTCCAACATTAAAAGTATTAGGTTGGGGAACATCAGAACTTTCAAAATCGTATTTAATAATTAAATTTAAATCGTTTTGTGTTCCTTCAGGTTCAATATTAACTTTTACTTTATATAAACTTTTTCTTAAACCATTATCACCATAATCCATATCTGGTGTTTGAAATTCTGCTACTACATTACTTCCATTAAAACTAGAACCAACATCATGTTGATAAACAAATCCTGATTCATCTGAATGAAAAATTACTTCTGTACCTGTACTATTTAAATTAGAAGTACAAAATTTTACAGGCATTCCTCTTGTTTGACTCCATTCAAAAGCAGGAACACCTTCAGAACTATATTTAAATGTTCCAATAATTCCTCTTTGACCAGCATCAGCTTCACCTGTTCGGTAATAAAATAATCTATACTGACTTCGTTCTCTAATTACAATACTAGATATAGTAAATACAGCAAAATTATTTAATAGTTCATTAACTAAAGGTAAAATTTTTCTACTGATAGAACCTAATTCAACATCATCAATTCTAGCTGTACCAGCAACTGTTCGTAATCCATCAGGTGCTAAGAAGATTAAATCTCCACCTATCTCCTGAATAGAGTTACCACTTACACAACCTATATTTTTAGTTACTGATTTAATTATAGGAGTAGAATCAAGGTTTGTCAACTCATATATACTATTTTTACAAAATATAATTAATGAGTTTCTAAATACTTTAATACCTGTTACTATATCTCCTACATCTATTGAACCTGCAGAAGCACCTTCAAAATCATAAGGTTTTAATCTAGTACTATAAAATACTGTACTAGGATTAGCTGTTTGACCAGATACAACAATTCTTTCAGCATATCTTTCTATTAGTGAACAACCTACTGGAGAAGACCTTTCTAATTCTTGGAAATGATATTTACTATTATCATCTATAAAAAATTCAAATATTTTATTTGTACCATCTACACCATAAATAGTACCATTTTGACCACCTGTAGATTCAAAGTTTATAAATTTAACATTTGATTGACTAGTTCTATTAATAGTTGTTGCAGCAGCTAAACTAGCTGCAGAAATACCACCTATAAAATAACTTAATCCATTTTGAGTACTTGATGTATCAGCAACTCTATCTAATGTTAATACAGTATTACTAGTAATAGATAATACTTTATAAATTTTTCCATCTATTTTAATATCATCATTAAGATTAAAAGATGAAGTAAATGTTGTATTTGTTCCTGTAACTGTTGCTGAATTATTACTAATAGAAACTGTTCCTGGTCCTGCTGTAAATGTATTTTTATTTATATGAAGATATGATGTTCCTGATAAACTAAAATATAAATCATCTGCTTGAGCAACTAGTACTCCATCAGCATAATTAGTAAGACCATGCATTGCATCTGTTGTAGTACCACTTGGAGAAACAGCATTAGTACCACCAAATTTAGTATAACCATTAACTCTTCTATAACCACCTGTAGTAGATGATTCAAAGTTTTGTAATTTAGTTGCAGCTCCTGGAGTTCTAAATAAAGCATGAGAACTTGAAATTAAATCCAAGCCACCTTGTACTGTAATCGAAGCTCCTTGAGTTGGCATAGTTTATCCTTAATATAAATATGTAAATCTAACATCTGACATATACTCTGGTTGAGGAGAGTTTAATTGGTCAGCCATATTTTGTAATCCTTTTTTATATTCATCTAAAGCTAATTGTGATTGTGCTATATTATCTTTAAATTGATAAATATAATATCTAGCTCTTGCTAGTAAAACTGGTTTGTATTGTTCTGGAAATAATACTTTATCTGTATCTGCTGATAATGCAGTAGGTCTATTATATGCAAAGAAATAAATTCTATATACACCATCAGGTATAGGAGATAATCCAAATCTTCTACCATCTGAACTTCTTAGTACTCTTGTAGGTACTGCATAAGTTTGTGTATTAGCTTTACTTGCTTCTTCTCCTTGAGCATAGTTAGCTCTCCAAGCTGATAAAGTTGTAAATGCTAATTTATTAATTGTATGAGGAGCTGATTTACCAGTAACACCTTCTGTTGTTAAAGTAAAATCATCCCAGTTAACTGAATCATAATCTGTATCTACATCAGTTGAACCTGCTTTTAAAAGATACCATCTTTGTCCAGCAACACTTTCTATAAATGTATTACCATAATAATTATTTTGAGGTGCTGCAGTTTTTAACCAAGACCATTCATCTACTGCATCTACTATATCAAAGTAAGCTCTATTAACACAATTAGATACAAATTTTTGTATACCTAATGCTCCTGATACTGTTGTTAATTCTGGTTCATTTATTTCAACCAGTAATTCATTTGTCATTGATAAGTAAGTTTTAGCCATTTAACAGTTCCATGCTCTTAGTGATTTATTAATTCTTGAATTAGGGTCTCTTGCAGTTTTTTTAGATGTAAGTTTTTTCTTCATACCTTTCATCCTTGCACAAAAACTTTTTCTTCTTTTATTGCCAACTACTTTACTTGGTGCTTTTAGGTTTCTTTTCTTACCAGTCTTAGTTCGA